GCAGGAGCATCCGTAATGGTCCACTTGACATCGGTCGTGACCGTATCGCCGGTATCCGGATCTGTAGTGGTCGTTTGAGTGGCTGCGTTCGCCAGATATGCGACACGATCGTAGAGAAGGACTTCCAGAGAACGACCCTTTACGGTGAGAAATTTCTCGCCGTCCTCAGTTACGTCATCCTCTACGGATTCGATCCTCATCACATAGTTGGACTTGTTCAAAGCCAAATATGTGTCGGGCTTCAGGAGATTTCTGATTCTGAAACTCGAACCGATGTCTAGTTGAAAATCGCCGTACTGTCTGTACCTTTCGGTCCAGATAAGCGATTTGAATTTGTCGACCACGTACTCTCGTCGGAGGAGTGGATCGAGTGTGTAAAGCTCCATCACAACCCTCCATACTTAGTGACGTAATCGATGGTGTACGGAACCCCCGCTCCTGTTGCGTAGATATGGAGCAGGTTGTCGCCAGGCATGAGTTCGATCCAACTGGATTGAGGCGACATACCGTAAAGAAGCGAGGTTTGGGTTCCTGCTCGGTTCAGGGTCACCCCCTTGTCGCCGATGACGGAACTGATGGTCAGTACGTCACCAGCGACAAGAGGGGCCGAGAAATCAAGCTGTCGGAGATCATCATTTGGCGGATGGTGGTAGATCGTGAAGTCGTTCAACGTACGATCGACGTTGAGCGTGATCACAGTTCCGGTATCCACCGTACCGTCATAGGGAATGACCGCATCCGATGTACTGGATGTGGTCTGAAGAACTCCGGAGGTGGGGAGGTGTACAGTCACCGGATCGATAAAATCCGGGTCATAGCAGATGATCGAGATATCCACTACGGGTTCTTGCGTGAAGAGAGCGGACTCGAGAGATTCCACTCGTCCTACGATACTGACAGTAGGACCGTCGTCGTCATAGAACGTGAGCGTGACTTCCGACTTGGGCATGAGATAACCGTACAGCTGCTTACGCAGACCTCGAACCGTGTCCGTGAGAGGATTCGGATCGAGGCCTATGGTCAGCTTGATGTTGCGAGTCTCACGCCTTGCGGATTGGTACTGTTCTCCATCCACTCCGGCAAACGAAGACGACACCAAAGTCGCCTTCACCGGATCTAGCCCGTCGATGTTCTGGACAAGATATCCAGAAGCGTCGTCATCGAGCTGGAAGCTGAGCAGGTTGCCCTGGCTCGTGCTCACGTCGAGCTTGGTAAGCATTACTACAGGGCTCCCTTCGCCTTGGATATCTGGTTGTTGGTTTGACGGTAGATCGTCGCCGCAGACAAAGCCTTCGGCGAATTGTTGTACTGATTGAACGTGATCGGACGAACAGACTCAGACTGAGCACTCGTGACTTCTTGTGCAGCCAGACGAGCGTTGGCGATTGCCGAAGCCTTAGAATATGCCGAGTCAACTGAAATCGGCTGATTGCCCAGCACGGTCCCAATATCTCCAGCGCTCTTCTTGACACTCGACAGATCCAACACCGGAGTGATGACAGGTCGAATATCTATCGGACCGGCGATCAGGTCAGAGAAACCAGACATCGACTTCTTGAGCGAATCTATCGCAGTCTGTCCGGTGTCTGCCGCAGCCTTCGCCACGACATCGGACATTTCGCTCAGACCCACGGCGACACCCTCCGCGGAATATCCGCCAACTTCGGCGAACACACGAGACGGAGACTTGATGCCGAGCTTCTTCTTGATGGCCTTGACCATCGCATCAGCGATGATATCCATCTGCTTCTCGATGGCCTTCTGCTGATTCTGAAGACCCTTGACGAGACCCGCAGCTGAGTCAACCGCAGCCTGGTATAGCTGAGTCGACGCCGTCTTGCCGAGATCTGCCGCGACCGTAGCAAGTTGCTTGTCGAGAGCGTTGATCTCATTGACGCCATTCTGACCCTGCGAGAGAAGGTCGTTGACGAACGGCAACGCGGATATGCCCTTGGACAGCAAATCCTGGTAAGCCGTGTCGTTCAGACCCATCTTGCGGAGACGTTGGAGAGCGTTCGAGAATTCCTTGGTCTGCTCGATTTGATCGGTGAGACTCTTCTCGTAACCCGCCGCCGTAGTGGTCGAGTCGATCGAGGGAAGTGCCGAGAACTCGTCCGTGATGGACTTGTTGTAATCGTCTCGGGTCTTCTTCGCATCAGCAAGAGCTTGCTGAGCATCCTTGATCTTCTGCGTGTAGGCGTCGTACTTATCGTTCAGAGCGTTTATCTTCGAATGCTCGTCGGACAAGTTCTTACTGAGGTACGTGTAAGTAGAAGCAGCCTTCTTTCTCTCAGTTGCAGTCGCCTTGGCACTCTTCGACAGATCGAGCAATTGCTTCTTCATGTCGTCGAAAGCCTTGTCGACCTTGTCGCGATCTCCGCTCTTCAGACCCTTGAGGAAACCCTCGTTGACGGACTTGCCGATAGCGATGAACACCTTGGAGGGTGAGTTGATGCGAAGAACACTTCTGGCCGAACCGATGGCTGAACTGGCGATGCCTTTCGCTGCTGAAGCAACAGCACTGATTCCGGATTTCAAACCGGAAATCATACCCTCGATGATCGAGGAGGCCAGGTTCCTGCCGGCAGCGTTCATGGCCGACTGGTTGTTCCTGATACCATTGGCAACGCCGTTGACGAAGGCGACGACTAGCTTGATGCCTGCGTCGACAACTCTACCCAGGTTCTTGGAAATGCCGTTGATGAAGTTGACGGCCACGTTCGTAGCCGCTGTCACCATCTTGCCGATATTTGCCGCGATGCCGTTGAGAACACCGATGACCAAACGCATACCGGCAGTGACCATCTTCGGTACATAGTTCGCCAATTGCTGAAGCAGCATGGTGAGCATCCGAAGAAGAGTCGATACGATCTGAGGCGTCAGAACCGCAATAGCCTTGATCATGGAACTGATGACTGCGGTCATGGCGCCAAATATTGCCGGGCTTGCTGTCGCAATCACCTTGGCGAAAGCGACGACACCCAAACCGATCTCTTGCATGAGTTTGGGAATGAGACCGATCAAACCGGTGACTATGCCGACGACTGCAGCTGTAGCGGCTGTGCCCACAGCGGCCAGAGTGGCTAGGCCGGTGGAGAACAGAAATACACCAGCACCCGCCGCCAACATACCGACGCCGAGAATGCCGACGGCTAGTCCGAGGGCGATCATCATGGGAATAACCGGCGTAAGCAACAGAGCTGCCGCACCGAACACCACGAATACGCCTGCCAACATCAACAGGCTTTTGCCGATTTCTGTCAGCGACATATTACCGAATGAAGCAAGAACCGGAGCCAGTACAGCCAAAGCCGCTGCAATAATTAGCGTTGCGGCGGCACCCGGAAGAGCATTGGTCATCAGCAACATTGCTCCGGCAATTATGCCGAGAGTAGCAGCCAACAACGCAACAGCTTTACCGATCTCTTCCCAAGAAAACGCCGCAAAGTCAGAAAGAGTTTGGGCGATCATGTTGAGCGCGAGAGCTACGATGAGCACGCCCGCAGCAGACACGGGAGCAGTCGGAGGAATGACGTATAGTGCAGCCGCGATGATGGACATTGCGCCGAGCATCACGGTAAGAGAAGATCCGATGTTGGCCCATGACATCTGAGCCATTTTCGCCAGAGCATTGGCGACCATTCCGAGGGATACGGCGACGAGAAGTACGCCGGTCGCAGCCAACGGAGCCGTTGGCGGAATAAGCATCAAAGCCGCTGTGATGATGGCTAGAGCACCAGCCAAGGTCACGAGCCCCTTGGCTATTTCTTTCCACGACATGCTGGCCATGTTCTTGACTGCACCCGCGAGGATCTTGATCCCTACCGCCAGCAATATGATTCCTGCGCCTTGGGTAATACCTCCCGCATCCGCTTTAGCGAACTTGGTGAAGAGAACGAGCGCTCCGAGGATGGCTCCCACCCCCGTAAGACCCTTCGCGAGTGCAGCCCAGTTGTAGCCGGAAAGGTCGCCCACCGCACTGGCAAGGATCTTGATGGCGCCGGCCAGAGCGATCAGACCGATGCCGGTCGAAATCATTCCGGACGAAGAAGGCATGAACTTCATGACGCCGAACAAACCACCCAGAAGCACGGTGACTCCGGTGAGGCCCTTCGACAGACTGTTCCAGTCCAGAGTCGACAGTTGTTCGACAGCTTGGGTGAGAAGAAGGACGGCACCTGCCAGCAGGATCAGAGACCCCATGATGAATGGCATTTTGGCGAATCCAGAAGTTCCGACGAATTTCTGGAAAACAGCCAGAGCGCCGATGAGCTGGATGAACATCCCAGCCATGGCCGCGGAAGCCCGCGTGAGTCCGTTCGAATCGATCTTGGACAGTTTCGAAACGGACAGAGTGAGAATGCCGATGGCAATGGCGATTTCGAGAAGCGTAGTCGCCTTCAGCGTTCCCTGCATGGTCTTGAGGGTTCCGGTGAGAGCCTCGAAGGGCTCTTTGATCGCGTCAATGAATCCCGAAGCGATTTCACCGCCACCCTTGATCTTGTCGATGAACTTCTTGACGATCAGAATCAAACCGGCGAAGAGTCCGGTGTTGATCCCGTTGAGAACGTCGTTGAAATTCATTCCGGAGAACATGCCCTTGATCGCCGGACCAACGTTCTGCATGAAGCTGGAAATCTTGTCACTGATCGGGCCGAATGAATCACCGGCTCTACTGATCAGATCAAGCAGTTTGCTCCAACCTTCGCGGACGAGAGCCAGAAGTTTGGCGAAAGGATTCAACTTTGTTGTTACACCGGAGATAGAACTCTCGGCTTTGGAGGTGCTGAACCCTTCGAACAGAGCGACGATCCAATGCGCAAGCGTCTGAACGAGCTTGATCGGGACAGCGAGAATCGTACCGAGGCCTTGAAAGAACTTCGCGAGTCCGTTTCCGGATTCGATCGATTTCTTGAGACCGACGAGGAAATCGCCGATCTTGGCAGTCAGATCGAGGAAGCCGCCGGAACCTTTGGTGATCACTCCGAAGAGATGAGCAAGGACACTGCCTACGCCCTTGATCAGATCCCACGCGATACCGAAGATCGCAAACACACCTGCAAAAGTGCGCTTCAGTTTCTCAGCAGTATCACTTCCCATTTTGAGCTTTGACATGAAGTCCGAGAACTTCTTCGTCATCTCAGCGAGCTGTTTGCCTGTTGTGGCCGGGAAGATCTCTCGGAACGCATCGTGAATGGGCTTGATGACGGAAGCGAACGCCTTCACGGCATTACTGATGCCCTTGATGAGATCGTCTCGACCTCCGAGCTTCTTCCAGTCACTCAGCATCTTGTTCCGAGCATTGGACGAGTTGTTTACGACCTTGCCGATGGAATTGCTGATGCCGGTGAAAAGACCCTTGGCTTCGGTGAAATTACCGAAAATGGTCTGCCAAGTCGTCGTCCAGCCCGAACCGATCGCTTCTTTGGTGGTGTCGATGAGCTGGCTGAAAGTCTTAACCTGAGTGGCGGCTTCCTGTGCCGTCTTGGCCTGAGCTTGGATGGACTTGATCTGGGATTTACTGAAGCCCTCAGCCTTCAACTGCGCATTCGACATGTCGCCTGTGAACTGAGCCAACGTATTGGTCAGAACTTTAGACGTCAGCCACGACTTTTCGCCAGGTTTTGCCGTGATGGAATCGCGGAAAGACTTACCGCCGATTGTGACGTTCTTCATCTTGCCGGTGAGCTTGACGGCTCCGTCCGACAACGTGCCCATCTTCTCAGCGGTCTGAGCAAGAGCTCGCTGGAATACAGTGCCACCCATACCGGCGTTGACAACCGAGTTCCAGTCTTCGAGCGACACCTTGCCGGAGGCTATGGCTTGAGAAAGCTGATACATGGCGGTGGAAGCTTGCTCCGAATTGGAGCCAGACAAAGCCGCCAGGTTAGCGATGCCCTTGATCGACGAGACCGACTCCTTGAGACCGACACCAGCAGCCGTAAAGGTGCCGATGTTCTTAGCCATTTCGGAGAAGTTGTAAATGGTCTTGTCGGAGTAGTGGTTCAGATCATTGAGCGCACTGTTGACGTCCTTGAGAGTGGCTCCAGACGCCTGGGTGTTCGCCAGGATAGTTTGGATCGCATTCAGGTTCGTCTCGTACTCGTTGAACCCATCGACTATTGGCTGTGTCGTGAAAGACTTCGCAAACGCCAGACCCGCATTCACGGCTTTGGAAGTGATGGTGGCCAAAGCAGTTACGCCGACCACCGACAGAGCCTTGAACTTGTCAGCTACTGCTGCGACACCGTTTCCGATGCCGTCAAGCGAGAGCTTTTTACTGGCGTTGTCGACATCAGCAAAGTCTTTTTGTGATTCACTGGCGAACTTTCCCAGCCCGTCACCGACCTTGGCGATGCCGTTGGATACGTTGTCGAGACCTTTGGCGGAAGTCGGCGTCTCGAGCTGCTGAGTGAAACGACCGAGAGAATCTCGGCTTTTGGCGATGCCTTGTTCGAACGCCTGGTTGTCGAACTTCAACCGAACTATGCGTTCGTCGATGCTGCTCATGTGAGGGTCACCGCCTTCCAGACAATGTTAGCGATTTTGTCGAACACCGGTTGAATGGCCGGATTGATGAAGTCTCGACCTTGAACGTACCCGCCCGTGCCGGTGCCATGCCCCATTTGAAGCATGATGACGACAGGGAATCCGTTTTCGATGTCGGAGTTTGTCCAGGCGAGTTCATACAATCCGCCCGATCGGGAAACCTCGAAGCTCCACGAATGTGCAGCTCGTCCGGTTTCTTCTGGAGTTGCCGCAGAGAGAGCCGAGACACCCATCTGTCCGCACGATGCCAATATGCTCTGAATGTTGAGCTGACCGACATGATCGAGAAAGTCCTGAGTGTTCTTGAACGATCCCGTGGTCGTGATGGTTATCAAGATTCGACTCCCATTTTGACTACTCCAGACCAGTCATCTTTCGACCGGCGTCGAATGCCGCCGTGTTGCTGTTTCGGACGGCGTCGAAGGTTTCGAAGAAGAAACGAAGCGCGTAGGCTTCGTCTGCCGTGTACCCGTAGGGATCGAGCGTCAGAGGATCGGGATCCGTGCCGTTGAACGGGTGCGAAGAGAGCCAGGCCGCGATGTTTTCGACTTCTTCGAAAGCTGAACGCAGAGCGAGAACCGCACTTGCGCTCTTTGCGTCGATGACGCCCTTGCTGACTTCATAGCCAAGCATGGAACCTCCTTAGTTTACGGGGTAGCTGGTGGCGAGCGCGAGCCATGCCGGCGCGGAAGGAAGGTTGTTCCAACCGAGTTTGATCGAACCATCGGTACTGATTTCGAAACCGCCGGGCGTCATCGTACTCCCCATGGCTCCACCGCGATGCGGTTGGGACGGTGCGTACGCTGCCGGGATTGCTCCGGGATTCACAATTCCCGTGTACGTTCCGGACGTGAAAGTGCCTGTGGCACCGCCTCGGAAGTAAATGACTCCGTCACGAACTCGATATTGGATCTGAGCAGCAGTGCCGGCAGTGAAACCGGACGCGTAAGTCAGATTGATCCAACCACTATCGCCAGCGACTATTTGCCATTTCGACCAACCCGCAGCTGTCGTGGAAGTACGAACCCACATGTCCGGAACCAGTGTACTTCCGCCCAAGATCTGAGTCCAGGTCTGTTTCGTGTTACCAGAACTGTCCATGTAGGTTACGACTTCGCCGGACTTACCGCTGAAATCCCACGCAGTGGAATTCGCAGTGGTGTAGAAAAGTCTCGATTGCCCGACGGGGTAGCTGGAAGCGGCTGTGATCTGAGTGAAACTCGCCGATGCCAGGTTGTTCATGACCATGTTTTGCTGCCACGAAGTCCAACCACCACCACCAACGGTGGAACTGTAGCTTCGGATCCATGCGCGAGGAGAAGCGGTTCCGCCGTCATTCGAGTAGAACGTCTGCTCACATCGATCGGTGGCAACATAATTTGTCACCACCGTACCAAATCCGGAATTCAAGGACCAACCCGAACCCGTCGACAGATTCATCAACGAAATACCGAGAGGATAGCTCGTGGGGAGCGCGGTTTCCGCAACGCTCGAAAGGATCTGGACCTTGTTTCCCGGAATGGACGCAAGACCTGCTGGGGTCACGGCCAGACTTGTCGAACTACCAGATTGCGTTTCTGCGTTGGTGGCCAATTCGACCGGCCCGGCCAAGGTTGTGGTGGCGACTCCAAGAGCGCCTCCGTCGACCGTCGTGCCATCATGCTTGGTCAGGATGAGGTGATTCGCCGAATCGAACGCCGCGCTGACGATCGCTCCGTCTCGAATGGCCTGCATGGCCGCGGCGGTCATTCCTGTGACGGTAGCCATAGGACCACCTTTCTAGTCGGAACTGAGTGTGTAGGTTTCGTCGTCGATGAATACGGCGTTGTTCGACGTGATCTCGAACGTCTCGTCGTCCAGCATCCGAATAACGTCATACGAAGCCGTGACCGTGAACGTCCCATCGCCGTTGTCGACGACAGTCATGTTGGAAACGGTGTCGTAGACACTGATCAGTTCGTCGAACGTAGGAATTCTCGCGGAGTCCGAATCGGTGCCGTAGAGAATGTCTTCGATCTGCGAAAGAACCGTTGCATCCGTGGTTCGCGAGTCGATAACGATGTGGCCGGTTCGCTTGTACCCTTCCGTGGCGGGAGGCTTGGTAGTGATCTTCCAGCTGAAATCGTCCGGGTCGTTCTGCTCTTTCAGACTTCCGTGATTACGATCGGTTGGAGAAGCAAGAGCGTTATAGACGATGTGAAGCTTGTAACCGAAGTTGTCGCCCAGATCGTTACCGATCATACTCCGATAAGAGAATCCGAAGCTCTTCCTTCTCTGATGAGTAAGGAACATGCCCTGTCGAGGCTGGACGCTTCCGTCGCATGCTTCGAATTCGTCTGGATATGTGAAGGCGGTGATGGTTGCTTCGAATTCCTCGGGAGCCGAGAGATTCAAATACTTGACACCATCAATGTAGTAGGGCCTCGGATCGCCGCCGGAAGGACTTTCGTTGACGGAAGTCAAGCCGTTCCATACGACGCCTGGTTGGCCCGCGACGTAGAGGACGCCTCGATCGACGCCCGCCTCATAGAAGCGAGTGCCGACAGCGTCCCAGCCGAGCCGTGGCATGTCGAGTTCCTCCTCTCACCCGGAAGTACCCAGCTTTGCTCTTCGCTGTGCGTTCAGCTCTCGCTGCTTCTGGAGGATTTCGTTCCTGCTCATCTTCTTCTGCGGAGCGTTTCTCTGCCCACAAACTCGGATGAGAACGAAGAGCCGGGCCAAGTGCCAGTTCTCGCATTCCATCCAGATGTTCAGATCGATCATCCAAGAATAGATCAGTTCGGACGTGATGGTTTGTACGCTACGTCGATTCGATCCGCCATTGAACCAGGTAGCAGACATCTTGGCATTGACGTATTTGTCGATGTCGGCGAAATTCTCCGGGGTGAGATTTTCGAAGACTTCCTCGGGAACATTCGACGTCATCGTCATCGCTCTGACGTACCAGTAAACTTCTTCGTTGGTTTTGTCCTCAGTACTCAAGAACGGTTTCTCGAAGAACGATTCCCATTTTGACAGAGAGACCAGAGAGTGCTCGAGTCCCAGCTCGAACGTCTTCCTGTCAAACTTCTTCGTTTCTTCGTCGAACGTTTCGTCGCCTATTGGGACGTGAATGATGAGCACTCTCTGGCCTCCTTTCTATCGATGAGCCGGCTTACACGAAGTTGTACATCCAGTCGTCGTCCGTGACGGGCGGGAACTTGTATCCCTGCGCCGGAGCGGCGTTGACGATCGTGTCTTCGGTGATGACGACCGTTCCCGCAGTCTGCAGAACGTCGTCGATGTAGTAGTTGACGCCGGTGACGGACGGGATCGTGATGGTGTTGGTCGGCTGGTCGAAACTCGGCTGCGCGGGCACGACCTGCGTGATCGTGCCGGAGAACATCGCGATGACCTCGGCCGGGAGAGGGAGCCTGGGATCGGTCCCGACGGTGCCGTAGAGCGAGTCCCTGAGGGTTCCCAGAGCCGTGGCGTCCACCTGTGTGGAATCGATGGTCAGGCTCGCGGTCGGCTTGAATGGCTTCCCGGTGGACGGGTTCGTACCCAGGACCTCGACCGGAGTGGTGGAGATGTCCCAGCTGAGACCCATGGCCTCGGGCGAGTCGTTGACGGTCGCGTACGCCTTCTGAGAAGGTGCCGCCAGAGCGCCGTAGACCAGGTGGATCTTGTACCCGGCCTCGGGGTCCATGTCGTTACCGACCTTGGTCTGGTAGGACAGACCGAAGGTGCGTCGCGGCTGCTGACCGATCGCGATACCGGCAGTGGGAACTGCGGAACCGTCGCACTCGGCCCACTCGTCGGGGTAGGTGAAGGCCTCGACGGTGCCACCGAACTGCTCGACCGAGAGCAGGTTCAGGTACACCATGTTGTCGGCGTACTGCTTGTTGGACTCGGCACCGGAAGGGGACTCGGTGAGGGTCGTCAGACCGTTCCAAGCGACGCCCTGGTCGTAGATGCCGTTGTTCTGGAGATAGAGGACGCCGTTGGACACACCGGTCTCGTAGGTGCGCTCACCGGCCTTGTCCCACTGAAGGACGGTCATGGTTGTGTTGCTCCTCAGAAATAGAGCTCGAAGACGTCATGGTTGAGGTTGTCTGCCACGAAAAACCTGTTGTAGGTGCA